TTACGCCTTCTTTATATCCTCCATAATTCCACAGTGGGACATATTTGGGACATTATCACCAAAAATGTCGTCTATTTTCCTTGCATGCTCTGTCAAATGATTAGGCGCAAGGTGAGCATACCTACGAACCATTTCTATGGACTCCCATCCGCCCATTTCCTGAAGCACAGATAATGGGACGCCTGACTGGATCAGCCAGCTTGCCCAGGTGTGTCTGAGGTCATGGAAACGGAAATCTTCAATTCCTGCACGACGACAAGCTGATAGCCATGATGTCTTGCTGTCGATGCGCATCTTCCTGACCGCAGGCGTTGATGTTCCATCTGCTCGCTTAGCCGCCTTGGTATGTACAAACACCCATTTGTGATGCTTGCCTATTTGATCACGCAACACTTTACAGGCGGTATCGTTCAGCGCCACACCAATGGCGCGGTTTGATTTGCTCTCTTCTGGATTCACCCAGGCAACTCGTCGCTGCATGTCGATTTGTTGCCATTCCAGATTTATGATGTTCGACTTTCTCAGACCAGTTGCCAGCGCAAACTTGACGACAGATTTCAGTGGTTCGGGGCACTCATCAATAAGGCGTTTTGCTTCCTCCTTTTCCAGCCATCTGACTCGCTTGTTTCTGACCGCTGGTATCTTGATGACAGGCGCTTTTTCCAGCCACTTCCAGTCGCGTTCTGCAGCACGGAGAATGGCCTTTATCATGGCAAGATGCTTTGCCTTTGTCTGAGTTGATACTGGCTTTGGTTCATAAACAGGCGGTTCTTTACCTTTCCTGATGGCGGCCTGAACTTTCTGTTTCCATATTTCTTTCGTCTTTCTGTTATGCATTCTGCTTACAGCAGAGTAAATCTTTGCCTCCGAGATATCTTTAAGCCTTATACCCTCAAAATGTTCAAGCCAGAACTCAATCCGGCTTTTATCTGAATCGAGAGATTTTTTATCAGCTTTTTCCTCAAGCCATCTTAGGCAGGCCTCTTCAAAAGTGACATCAGGTAAATCCCCTAGCTTTTCTACTCGCCAGAGTTCTGCTTTTCGCTTGTCGTGCAACTCCTGAGCTTGCCGCTTGTCCTTTGTGCCAAGAGATTCCTTAATTCGTTTCCCGCCCGGGAGCGAATACGAGGCATACCATATTTCATTTCTGCGGAAGAGTGACATTTTCTTTCCTCTGTTATGCCATCACCCGCGCTCACCTGGACAGTATGCAGCGGAGACTGAAGCGCCGCAATGCAAGCTTGCCGTGTTGTGAGGTAAGGAGATTTTGGCTTGGTTGGATCTTTACGTGTTGCCTGTAGGCGGCCTGTGCGTATCCAGTTAATGGCAGTCGGTCTGGATATTTTGAGAAAATGACAGGCCTCATCGAGTGTGAGGCTGTATGGCTCCATTATTTCACCTCTTGCTGTGACATTGTTGAAAAATGGATACCAGCTCGTTGCTGCCAGACGATCCAACCGAGAGTCATATCCCATGCCATGTATTCGTTATCGCCGTTTTTTGCTCTCCGACGATCTACTAAGTCACCGAAACGCTTTTCCATGAATAATTCATAGGCTTCGCGTTCATCTGGCTCTACTTCCAGAGATACGAGTGCGATTTCATAAGCACGGCGCTCAATATCGTCTCGAACCTCTAGGCTGCTGATTCGTTCTTTGATTTCTTTAATCAGTTCTTTATTGGTAAATGTGGTCATTATGCTCCAGCCTCCGGTGCTTTTGGCATTACTGCCCAGTGAGTGATATTGACGTTTTCAAGGTCCCCGACCTGAAATGTCCACTGCCATTCTCCGGTTTCTTTTTGTCCCCAGGTGTACCAGAGAGAACGCCAGCCAATCAGCCAGCCTTCTCCATTAGCATCAAATAACAGAACACTTTCATTTGCTGGTGGCAGTTCAGCTGACACTGGTATTATTTTGTTTTCCAGTGCCGCACATTTAGCTTCAAGCGCGTCGAATTTACGTAACAGGTACTCAGCATTTGTTTCGTTCACTTTCAGATCTCGCGGTACACATTTCCCGCGAAGAAACCCTTCCATTTCGAAAACATTCATGCGCATTTGCGTAACTCCGATAAATCGTTAAAACGTTCCATAAACATCCCGTAGGCATGACCCGGTGCCAGTGGAATCACGTTGAACATCTCTGTTGCCGGGATGCCTTCCAGTACAGGCCAGAAAGAGCCATCATCAAGCCCGAGATCGCGGCGTTCGGTTGCCAGCATGATGAGATCGGCATATTTCACGGGTGTACTCATAACTGGGGGTAACCCGTATTTCTCACGGATTACGGCGTCTATTTTTTCTTCCATCCGTTTATAGTCAGGAAGAAGGCGTTTCAGTGGTGCGGGAATGTCCTGGCAATACGCTTCTGTTGCATCATGCATTAACGCTTCAAAAGCAAATTCCTGCGGCACCAGCTGGCTGCAAAGAACCGCATGTTGGGCGACGCTGTAGAAGTGCGAAAGATGACCGGCAAAGCGACAGATATTTGAAAGGGAAACCGCGATATCGTTAATATCGATGTCGTCTTTATTTATCTTGTCATAATAAAAATGCTTCCCGGAAAAAGTTTTAATAAATGACATTTTGTTCTCCACGTATATGCACTGCACCGCGCTGAATTCTGGTAAAAGGAAGCCCTCACCATCCGGTGATTATTGAGTTAATTACGTTTCCATAAATGCCCCCGCAGGGGCATTTGCAGTAATGAAATCAGGCGGTGAAAGTACCAATAAAGGTTTCTACTTTGCTGTCTTTGAATTTCTCAACAAGCAGATCACGAAATTCGTTAGCCATTTCTTCCTGCACCGCTTCCAGCTGAATAATGCGCAGAACCAGTACAGGACGATCGCCAGTGATAATGCTGAGGCGTAATTTAAACGGACGTTCTTTCAGACCTTCAAACGGAACGCATTTAAATTCAAATGCCACTGGCATAATGTCTTTGGTCTTCGCTTCGACAGACTCCATCAGGGAGCGTTTGCCGCTGAAGTCATTATCTTCAAAATCAGCGGTCTGGTTTGCTTCAATCGTGATTTTACGGACTGCCGCAGCCGCTTTTGTTGCCTGAATAGCGTCACCATTAGCATCAAAGCCCACAAGGTAGTCGGCCCAGTCTTCGATCCATTCTGCCAGTGACTTCTGGGAGTTACGCTCGCCGTTAACAGACAACAGAGCAGAGAACGGTGCTGTCTTTTTCAGTTTGAGAGTGGCAGTGTTATCTGCGTGACCTGGCTCATCAATAGTACCCAGGTTAAGCACACTGACGGCACGCATATTATCGGCATCGATAAAGCAGCGGGTGCCTTCATCTGCAAGATCTTTAGAATAACGGGTAAAATCATCGATGCTGGCAGTGGAAAGTGCACCACGGAAACGGAAGCGATTTAAATTAAATTTTTCCAGATCATGAATGCGGAAATTCTCAGGCAATGCCACAGCATCGGCACCAATCTTACTGATAATTTCATTAACACCCTGAGCAGAAATAAGGGCATGGATTTGATTAATTGCGGTTGCGTCTAAGTTCTGAGACATAATAAGTCCTCACTATATAAAGATATTCAGTGATGAGATAAATAATCAGTTTATTACGAACGATATTAACGACCTGCTGCGCGGAGTTTTCCGTCAGGTTCACCGGCAAGAGTCAGTAATTGTCCCTGGTCTTCCTGCAGAATAGTCAGGCGACCACCGCGATTGACATACATCGGCGTTTCGGTGGTGTCTTCTTCGGAAATTTTCCCGCGGTTAGTTGGGCGAACATATGAGAGTTTGTGTTTGATTTTCACACGGTTCTCATCAAACGGTTCGATTTCCAGATTGAGTGAGACCTTCCCTTTGGTTTTCGTGTTCATCACACCGGAAGCGACCTCACTGAGAACTGCGCCGATTTTGGTTTCAAATACGCCGCCGTCCAGCTCCCCGATAAATGCCTGCACATCAGTACTGCGTTCGCTAGCCATTTTGCTGCTCCTCATCATATCGACCCTGCAAGGTCGGTTGGTTTCTCCACAAAACAGAGAAGAACACCTGCGGTGGCAGCCGCCCGGATGGATTTGGTTATGAGCCCGTCGTCCGGTGATGCTCTTCTCTGTTTTGCAAAAAAGGACGGTACCAGCCGGAAGCAAGGGTACAAACTGGTACCGCCAGGACTACACACAGCATAAACTTGTGGTGCCGGGTGCCTCCCGGTGCCTGGCGAAGGTTGCACACCAGGCGGGTGGGTATCCACAGAAGGTCGACTGTCAGCCTCAACCTTAACCCGCGTGCGCTGAGCCGCATTCACCACAACGCTAAGGATTCTCTCTGGTTGAAAATACTTAGCTGTTATGTGCCTGCTTTTAGCCACATCAGGCGAGGTGGACCTGGTTATTCCCCAACAACAAGGATTCGGTTAATCTGGATATCCCCAACAACAATAAGAGTATTCAATGTGATCGCTGAATTAACGGCAGCAATGACGGCTATTCGTGAAACAGCCCAGATTGCAAAACTAATGAACGAGGCAAAAACTCAAGCTGAAGTAAATGCGGCTATTGGTGAGCTGAACTCAAAGCTTGCGTCTATTCAGCGCGAATGCGTGTCTCTCGTTGAACTGGTGGGCTCTTATCAAGAAATAAATGCTTCTCTCAAAGCTAAAATTGCAGAATTCGAAAACTTTGAGGCTCAGACGGAAGGCTATATCCTTAACCAACTTGAGTCGGGTACTTTTGTATACTCGAAGGAGGTAATCGTGAACGGTGGCAGCATAACCATGCATCTTTGCCCAAAATGTTTTGGACAAAAGATAGTATCGATACTTCAACCATTCCCGGTTAGCGAAGATGAGCTTTTTCATAAAAGCAGGTGCCTCCACTGTGAAAATAAGTTTCTGATGAATAAAAATCCGGATTACGTATCGCCTCCATCCATTGAGGAGTTGTCCAGAAAACTTAACGGCAATCTGTAGATTACTACTGTTGTGGATATCCAGATTGTTAAAGAGCTAAGCGTCCTGTAGGGCGCTTTTTTGTTGCTAACGAATCATCCTGGACTTCATATGCCCCAGGCGGCTACTTCGTGGGCGTCCTGCCTGTTTGTTGTTTCTCTTGGGTACATTATGTATCTCATAGGTACATTGTCAAGTATAAAAAAACCTGCCGAAGCAGGTTCATAAACATTGATTAGGCTTTGATTTTGTATCTTCTTGGTTTTCCTGAGAAAATCACAGTTCCAATTATAGAGCAATTACCGTTGATCTTAATGTAAGGCTCAGGCCAGTTTGGGTTTAACGCTTTGAGATAACGCTGTGTCCCATCTTCTATCAACCTTTTGAAGGTGGTTTCACCTGTATCGTGCATCAATGCAATAACGTCGTCACCGTGGCAGGCAGGTACTTCAGGATCGACAAAAATCATGTCTCCCGGGCGGTACTCATCAATCATTGAATCACCTATCACCCGCAAGATATAAGTCATTTCCCCACAGGGTACAGGGCAGGGATACGTTTCTGCTGTGCTCAAATCAACCTCAGAATATCCAACTTCTTTCCATGCTCCGGCCTGTACCCATGATATGACAGGGACTAATGTGATTTGTTTATTAGTGATTGAAACATCAGGTTTTTTTGTGATGTTCGTTGTCTGGTGTTCTTGATCGAGCCATCCGACAGGCAGGTCGAAACATTTTTCGATGTGTCGTGCCATGCTGTCACCGATATTTTTAGTAGCACCATCTCCCATAAACCTGCTGGTCTGGGTTGGCTCGCGATCAATCATAGTGGCAAAGGAAGAATTCCCTCCAACACCATCTCTCAGTTTTCTGGCGTTAGACCGCCGGATGTCATGGATTGTTTTCATAACGAAATTAAAACCCCTGTACCGTTAAGGTACAAGTATCTTGAAGGTTCATTTCAATCATGTAATATGTACACCGGAGGTACATATTGTATGAAAGCGTATTGGGACTCTTTAACCAAAGAACAGCAGGGCGAGTTGGCCGGAAAAGTTGGCTCAACTCCTGGCTACTTACGGCTGGTTTTCAATGGCTATAAAAAAGCCAGTTTTGTGCTGGCTAAAAAACTTGAGCAATGCACGTCAGGTGCAATTACGAAATCTGACTTAAGACCGGATATCTATCCGAAAGATTAGCAGAACACTTTCAATTTTTAACCACAGAACGATGAGGCTAATCGTGGGTAAGCATCACTGGAAAATAGAAAAACAGCCTGAGTGGTACGTGAAAGCTGTCAGAAAAACTATCGCGGCGTTGCCGGGTGGTTACGCTGAAGCGGCTGACTGGCTCGATGTAACAGAAAACGCTTTATTCAACCGCCTTCGTGCAGATGGCGATCAGATTTTCCCGCTGGGATGGGCAATGGTTTTACAGCGTGCTGGTGGCACTCACTTCATTGCTGATGCTGTGGCGCAGTCTGCAAATGGCGTCTTTGTGTCGCTTCCTGACGTCGAGGATGTGGACAACGCCGATATTAACCAGCGTCTGCTGGAAGTCATTGAACAGATCGGCAGTTATTCAAAACAGATTCGTTCAGCAATCGAAGACGGTGTAGTGGAACCGCATGAGAAGACAGCAATTAACGACGAGCTGTATCTCTCAATTTCGAAGCTGCAGGAGCATGCAGCACTGGTCTACAAAATCTTTTGCATTTCAGAAAGTAATGACGCCCGCGAGTGTGCAGCTCCGGGCGTCGTGGCGTCGATTGCTTCTGGTTGTGGAGAAACTAACGCATGAACAGTTTAACAACACACTACCGTCGCTCGCAACTGATTGCGCTTCCTGTACCGGGTGGAAAAGCGAAGGTGGAATATTGCTATGCAGTGAATGTACCAGGTGACAGGGAAATTGTAACCCACAGCTTTGCAGAGTGGGCTGTGGGGGATTTCAACCGGCAGAAGGAGACAGTCCTTTGCGACAAGTTAACCGCTGGTTCAAAGATCACTACGGAGTGCCCGTCAGAGTCATTCGTTGGGAACCGGAAACACAACGGGTTATCTACCTCCGCGAAGGCTATGAGCATGAGTGCTTCAGTCCGCTCGAACAGTTTCGTCGTAAATTCAGGGAAATAGAGGTCGGTCATGAGCACTAAATTAACCGGCTATGTATGGGATGGTTGCGCAGCGTCAGGCATGAAATTATCCAGCGTGGCAATTATGGCCCGCCTGGCTGATTTCAGTAATGACGAAGGTGTGTGCTGGCCATCGATTGAAACCATTGCCCGCCAGATTGGCGCGGGGATGAGTACCGTCAGAACGGCTATCGCACGGCTGGAAGCAGAAGGCTGGTTAACGCGTAAGGCGCGTCGCCAGGGTAACCGCAATGCGTCGAATGTTTATCAGCTTAACGTTGCGAAGCTTCAGGCTGCGGCTTTTTCTCAACTGTCAGATTCTGACCCGTCAAAATCTGACGCATCAAAATCTGACCCGTCAAAATTTGATGCGTCGAAATCTGGCAAAAAAGCGGGTTTTCACCCGTCAGAATCTGGCGGGGATCCGTCAGTAAAATCAAAACATGATCCGTCAGATAAAAAACCTTCTCGTCCGGACTCTTCGCAACCGGACACGCAGACGGCTGAACAGGATTTTTTAACTCGCCATCCTGATGCGGTTGTATTCAGCCCTAAAAAGCGCCAGTGGGGGACGCAGGATGATTTGACCTGCGCACAGTGGCTCTGGAAAAAAATCATCGCCCTGTACGAGCATGCCGCCGAATGTGACGGCGAGGTGGTTCGTCCCAAAGAACCGAACTGGACAGCCTGGGCAAACGAAATTCGCCTGATGTGTGTGCAGGATGGTCGTACTCACAAACAAATCTGCGAGATGTACAGCCGCGTCAGCCGCGATCCGTTCTGGTGCCGTAACGTGCTCAGCCCGTCGAAGCTGCGGGAAAAATGGGATGAGCTTTCC